CACCTTGTTCGTCTGTTTGACTACCTTTGACAGCCGAACTGTGCTATGTACCTTCTTATGCACTGCATGTGTTTGAGCCTTCCGTCGAATGGTGCGAACTTGCCATTCGCTCAATCCCAGTGCTTTGGCAACTGACTTGTTACTACCTCCCTCACTCAACTTTCTAAAGATCGTTGCTTCTAGACCTTGCCTAGTGTGGTTTGGCTTCATCCTAGCTACTCTAAACGGTCTTGTGTAGAAGTGCGCACAAAGGAGCTAAGCTATGCTGGTTGCTCGTTTTGAATAGTTAGGAGTCTGCAAGAAATGACTACATTGATTGCTGATCGATGGGCTGGGTCAACCTTCTGTGAGCTAATGTGCTGGCAAGGTTGGCTCAGAAGTATTAGCAAGAACTACAGTAAGGTAATTGTCGTATCCGACAAAGATCGTGCATTCCTGTATAGCGATTTTGCAACAGCAATCACTAACTCTAAGGATGGACTAATCACTAGAGGTTGCAGAGTTGTGAATGAAGATGCTGCTCCAATAGTCTTTCATGGGATGGATCCTTACATTATCGATCAGGAGCACAAGTCTCTAGGCAATCTCGGACCTATCCATGATAGAGATCGAGATGTTCTTGAGTATGAGGTTGCAATCGATGCACCGCTTCAGGTAGGCTACTCAAGAAAAGAATGGGCACGTTTCTCTTCAAGCGTATCTGAGCGGAAGAACATCGCTTGGCTGGCAGATAGACAAGATAGTCATTCGATCTATGGCTATGACGGACGAAAGCTTGGATTAGATGCTAAACTTGAGGTAATCAAGAAATCTAAGTTAGTAGTGGCTTTGACGGAAGGAACCGCCGCACTAGCAGCACTAGCAGAGGTTCCTTTCATCACATTCTTCCGAAAGGAAGATCATGCGATGTGGGGAACTTACTGGAATCCCTTGAAGACTCCATGCATCTTCTTTCGAGGTAAGCCAACTATGAATCAACTTATCGAGGCAAGGGATAAGCTGCTGCTCCTCTGGGATCGCAGTAGCCAGGAACCGCCTGCCTATCAAGATCAGCAGCCTTCCTCAGGCGGCTGACCAAATGAACTGCCACTGGTATAGCAGCGAAAACTGATCTGTCTTCGTGATGCTTGGATATGTCTTGTAAGCAATCATGCCACCTGCACCAGTATTACCACCATTATATGATGCAGTGAACAGCCCAGCCTCAGTGAGAGTTACACCATTGTAAGGTGACAAACCGTCGCCATTAGGCACCAACATCTCTAGACGAACTCCGCGAACTGCACCTGACTGACTAATCAGCACGGATTGGTCAGTATTAGCAATGTAAGTTGGAAGCTGTGTATAAGGAGTGCCAGACATCTTCAAGCGAGTCATTGTTACAGTAGGACTAGCCTCTGTACCTGTGCCGATTCCGATTCGACGAGGACGCATCGTATCGTAAGTCTCAGGTGCAGTTGGACCACCCCATAGAGATGACATGACGAAGTAGCCTACGTTCGTGACTAGGTTGTGATCGTCACAGATGACCCAGGTTCGATCCTTACTGACACCTAGGATGCGAAGGTGGCCATGAAGACCTGTGCGCTCTATGCCCTTGCGAGGAGCATCCAAACGACTCTGAATGTCCTGAACACGGCTGTCAGACAGCCCAAGATCAGAACGCAGTGTTTCAAGATTGACGGAGTTCATTGTATCAGACTGTTCCTCTGCGTGTTGCCATGATGCTTAGATAGATTCCAACTGGACATACAGGTCCGTAGTAGTAAAGCTGAATTCGGAATTTAGCCCAAGGCTGTCCCGCTGATGGAATTCTAGTGATGTTGCTAATAAGTGGCTCTTGGTAAGGCTCATTTACGCTCCATGCAGTTCCAGTGCCTGCGCCTGTCACGGGATTCCATCCAGGTGGTCTTGGCTGAAGCAGATATGTAGATCTAACAGTTACAAGTTGTGCTCTTGTAACATGGTAGCTCCAGTTAATTCCGTTGAATCCATCTACCGGAAGCGTTGTGCAAACTTCTAGGTTGAAACCTGAGAAGGATGGATTTGACACCCATGTCGGAACAGATGTTACAATCTCTGCTGGATTAGGGTTAGCACCTGTGGCATTTTCAGGACTCCAGTAGCGAACTGGCAAGAATCCTGTATCCGCTCCAAATGTAGAGCCTGCTAGTGATCCGTCTGCAAATCGTCTCCATAGATATGGCTTGTCAATCAGAGTCACAGGAGATGTTGAATAACCTGCGGTTGAACCACCTCCGATAAAGTTATGGTCGACAAGGACGGACGAAAGATCCCAATATGCAACTCGTCCGTAGATGTTTTGAAGGTCGGCACCTCCAGAGTTAACCCCTAGGTATCCAGGCATGCCTGGGATAATCAAATCAGTTCTTAGATACTTGGCATCCTTAGGGGATAGAGCAGCAGCCGAATCAATTCCGATGTTAATCGTCCGCCCATCGGATCCAATGGATGACAGATTACTTAGGCCAAGATCGCCTGCAAGGTTGAGAACGAGAGGCGTTCTAGCATTGCAGTCAGTAATGACAGACACAGGAGATGTCTGGATCACACCTCCCTTGGAGAGTTGAATAGCCCCTACGATGTCACGGAGACGAACGCCACTTACCGGAGGTAGTGCCGGAATTGTAGCCGTGAATGGAACTCGATTACCTGAATGGTTCTGGAAATTCCTGACCTGGATTCCCTTCTCTCCGTAGCCACCGGACGCAGACGATCCTTTGACCCAGATACCTCCATAAGATCCAGATTCATTAGCTGCACCAGTTGCAGCATAAGATGTTAGGTTGATAAGCTTAGATACTCGCTCTACTTCAGTCCCACCATCAGTCTGCGAAGCTGTTAGCGATGCATCAGGCTGAGCGTAGTCCTTGGTTGTCCAATCACATGCCTTATTTGATCCGTTCCAGAAAACAGAGTGAACGGCAATGTTGGATGGAGATCCTGCTTCAACCTGATAGAGAACACGAAGAGTTCTCCATGTCGTGTCAAGCGGAGGATCCACCAAGAACACAGCAAGAGGGGTTGCAGTTCCGCTGGTTAAGCTAACAATAGATCCCGAACCGTCATCACGAACAATGGCAGCGAATCCTGCTCCTGTGTCTGCACCTGAGGAAGTGCCAGAAGCTGCATAGATGACACCAGCTTCGGCAGGTGTTCCGCCTGCACGAATTTCAAGTGCCGGATTCTTGCGAACATCGATCGACACTACTTGCAGATTTGATCTTGCATACGCATACGTAAACATATGCGTCGTGTAAGACAGAGCTGTTGATGTAGTAAGAGTAACTGCACCTGTTGTGTAGTTGACGGTTCCAGTGATACCTGTTCCGCCTCCAATCACGCCAGATCCATTATCATACGCAATGTAGCTATCGGGAACTGTTGTAACTAGCGTAGATGGATCTGCATTAGCTGGCGATACGCGGATAGAGAATGAATAAGGCTTGATCGGCGTAGATCCTGCAATGTCTGGAATAGTGAAGCTGAACGATGTCGTAGCCGCTTGAACTGGTAGCTGGTAGTTACGAACTTCACCTGCACCTTCGCAGTAAGCTCTGATTGCAGAGAATGTCGAAGCACCTAGAGCTTCTGTTTGCGCAATGTTAGAGCCTGTAGGCCGGAATCGCTGATTGTTCGTTCCTGTGATAGCAGGTGAATTTCCGTCAACTACCTTCCAGTTGATTCGATCTACTGACCTACCTAGCGTATACCTGCTGATAGGGAAGTTGTCAAACATAGGTGCAAGCGCAAACAGATTGCGACCACCTGTGTAGCTACCGGTCTTCCACAGGAAGTCCTTGGCATCCACAAGAGTTACAACATCACCGATACGTCCAGTCTCTAGGTTGTTAGGCTCAATGTTAGTGGCAATATCAGGAACTGCCACATTATAGCTCAGCTTGCTGAGGGGAACAGGAACGAATGTATCATTCGTAGACTTCAGCCTGTAAGTCTCAGCCGTCTTGTCGTAGGCAATCGGATACTCATATCCAGGAACTGCACGTCGCCACCCTGAACCTACTAGTCCAAACTGACCTTCGCGATAGATCCAAGGAATGCCAGTATCCTTTGCGATTCTGGTCTCCCCGTCAACAGCACCTGATGCAGGAATTCTACCTGCTGATTCTAGTGCCGGCCCCCAAGGACCAATGCCTGCACCTGAGCGATTACCAACTCCTCGAATGTATGCATTTGAGAAATCAGAGCCTCTAAATACGTGAGGAACACGACCAACTACCTTTCCTGCCTCTCCACGAGGAAGACCCATAATGTCTGTGATTGCATCGTCAATCAGGAAGTTGACACCTAGCGATCCTCCAATAGCTAAGCCTGAGATTTCAACTGCTGCGTTAGGTCCGATGAAAGGGGACAATACAGGACCAGACAGAATCTGAAGGTATTGTGATCCAGGTGCTTTAGCAACTAGACGAGCAGGACCAGACAGCACATTAGGCCATCCAGGAGACGCAGTAAATGCTGTGTTGATTGCATTGACGATCTCAGAGGGAAGCGTGGCACTTGGGCTAGCTCCTTTCACGTCGATCGTCAGCGGCCCATACGCAACCCCGGTGTTGCTTACAATGCGGATACGTAGAAATGAACGAACCGAAAGGTTTACAGTCCCTGGCGATGTAGCAAGATTTACTAAGCCGGTTGCTCGTGCAGGTGTTCCAAGGAACAGCTTGATGTTGTCATCATCTCCACTGTCGGTTGTCTGCAACCACTGCAACCCGTAAGGAGGCGTTGCGGCAGTCACTGTGTAGGGCATACCTACATTGCGACCTTGCACACCGAAGATTGCTGCTGAAGCATCTGTTCCATCTGCCAGCTCATTGATAGTAATTGTCGCAGTCGATCCACTTGGGTTAGGAACGACAAGAGCTACGACTGCGGTTCCATCAAATGTTTCTGGACTGTAAGTGTATGCATATGTCTCACCACTTCCTGAGAACGCAGCATTGATAGCACTTACTACGTTGGCAGGTGTTACCTCACTGTGGCTTGCCACTGATGTAAGATCGATTATTTTATCAGTGCCATTGATAGACATTGATAGTCTGTATCTTGTTGCCACAGACACAGTGCTGAACCGAATGTCGCCAATCAAAATAGCTGCACGTCCGGGGGTTGTAGACCCTGCATTTGCAGTAGCAATAGACTTCAGAAGCTCCCGGACTTCCTTGCCTTGGATCATTGCCCCTTCAAAGGGGCGATTAGAGTCAAAAAGTCCTAAGAATGAACTCATGTCAATCGTCTAAGAATGCTACTGATCCCCTAGACCAACGGGATGTAGCTGGAATGTTGCCGTTCTGACCAAACCTAGATGTCGATCTACTATAACGTGCTTGAGAAACAATGGCAACGGAAGGCTGAACAACTACTGTATATGCATCCAATGTCGGAACTGTTCCAAGCGGAGTCCCTACGAATGTCTCTGTGATCTCAATTTCTTCAATAGCCAACGGTCGAATCTCACATGTCATGAGTTCTTCGACATCGATATTTTCCACTGCCTTAGTCAGAAGACCGATAAAAATAATCTGAACATGCACAGGAATGTGCGGAGAGATTCGACGAACCACTCGCTCAAACACATTGACGTTGAAAGTATCCTTGCTTAGCTCTGTCCTAGACAGGAAAATACGAATATCACTATCAGGAATTCGTGCCGCTAGATTTCCAGGACTTGTTAAGTAGGAGATCGGAACGTCGTCGAATCCTTTTCCATATTTAACATGCGGAGTAATCTCTGCATTTGAATACTGCTTATGGGCTCTTCGCTCAACAGCACTTAGTTCTGTTGCGTCGTTATCTGGAGCAGGAACAAAGTTACAGCCTGCCTCATCAATCGTAACCTCAAGCCCAAAAGATCTAGCGGCTAGTTCAATAGCTCTCCGCGTGCCCTTTAGACGATGGAAGTTGTAAGCCTGACTAATCTGCTCTCGCTGATAAAGCTCATTGTCTTCCTCATCAATTTCAATACCTACGTAGGCAGCCAGATGCTGCAATGGAATGTAGCTTGTTAAAATACCGTAGTCAAAAGTAGGCGCAGGAGGATGCGTAAACTGTTCGCCTTCACCAGTCTTGGCGTCATAGATGTAAGCAACATGACTAGACGGTGTAGCTAGAGGGTCATACGTAGATCTAAGAATCCGCCTAACCTGAGGTTTGACACGTCCCTTGTATGTAATGTCATTGGATGTAGGATATCCAATGTAAAGCCAACGACCTTTGTAATAATCATCACTGATGCTGATGCTATTTGTCTTTGGAGGAGTTAATCGAAACCAATCATTCTTCTTTAATCCCGACACAGACTTTTCCAGCACTACAACATAGGAGCCAGAGTTGCAGTAGTAGTTCTTGATAGGTATAGATGTGCCTTCGTTATTTCCATCAAGAAAATCAAGTGTCCAGCCCACATAGTAGTTATTGTAGGTGGCTAGGTAGGACAGTCCAGGAAGCAGAACCACCTTACCTGTTTGAATGTCTCTATTATCGATACCTAAGCCAGTTAGGAATGTGTTATCAAGAATCTGCCTAGGAAGCAGAGTGGCATTGGCTTCACGAGGATCAGAAACAATAGCACAAGGTAACCAAATTCGGTCTGGCCAGCATAGTGCATAAATTGCTCTTTCGGATGGAAGAACATCCCAATCATAGTCCAACTCTGCCATCTTAGTTGTTCCATCATAAGAGATGACCTTGCGATACTGCCCTACGGAAGTTGGTGTAGTTTCATCGGACCATACAAACACACCGAAATCCCTGTAGTAACCACTTCCTGATACTCCTGATACAGATCCGGAGAAATCCAATGCTGCTGGTGAGCCAGCAGATGCCCCCAGCACAAACTGCTCAGGATGAAAGAATACAGGATTTCCGGACAGAATGTAGGAGCGATTTACATCCTGTGGACTAATGATTCCTACGATTCCGCCTATTGACTTTTTGTGTCTCTCATATTCAGACTCAATGGCTTCAAAGAACCCCTTGACAATCCCTTCCTGATCCTGTTGCTTGAGTGTCTGTGGTAGAAGCTCATAGAATCGAGCATCCACCGTCTCACCTTGGTTAGTGATGATTTGAGACACCTGTGCGTCTGACAGGTTCAAAGAGATTGCTTGCTCACTCATGAGGCGTCCTCAATATCCAGATCCACACTTCCCAGACTAAGCGTTCGCAGTTGTGAAGTCATGTAGTCAGGAGTAATAGAGGCTGAGATTCCACCCTTAGGAATACTTACAAAATCTTCATTCACATACGCTATGCTTTCAACCGTATCGAAAGATGTAATTGATCTCTCAATCGGACCTTCTGGCATACGAATGACCAGACGACGATTCTTAACTAAGGCTTCTGATGTGATAGATCCAGACGTAGGAGTCAGCTTCACTCGACGATAGTGTCGGAACGTGTATGCAGTTCCTGCAATAGCAGCTCCGTTGGTTGCATCATCGAGCGTCAATGTACATGGATCGCCAGGATTCACTACAGCACTAGATGCCACAACTCGACGAATCAGCGTTGTGACCGTGTTGTATCCAAGCACAATGTTATAGTTGACCCAGTAGTTGGCAGGTCTAGCAACAGCAGATGTAATGATAATCTGGTCTAGTGCAGCTCCTGTCTGTGAAGGTAGCGTTCCAGGATCAATCTCAGCAACTGTGCAAGAGATCGTAGTTGGGTTCGGGGACGTGATTGAGACCGATTTCACGCCTGGAACCGCAATCATAAAGTCATGAATCCATGACATGCGCAACTCATTGTCGTATCTTACACGAGTTGATCGGAACAAGTTCCGTAAAACAATATCCGACTGTCTGCGAATCTCTTCCTTGTCGAAGCCAGGGAAGATCGATACCAACATGGAAAGGTCCACGGGCACGTTCTCACCATCCTGGATTGGGGATAGATATACTGTGATGACCTTTCGCTCACTTAGGTATGCATGCAGAGCCTCCTTCAGAGGACCAGCGCATGGAACTAAGGTTCCTTGTCCATCCTCAGCCCATGCAAATACGGTAACTACGTTAGACAGGCCATCCGTAGGATTTGCTACGATGCCTGCTTTTGCAACCCTACCATTCTCACCGTCTGAGAATCCATTACAGATAGCAAGGTAGTCCTCAGATGTGATTGCTCGATCTGTGGTTCTTGCCCATACAGGAGCATACAGCTTGGCGTGCTCTGTTGTCTCCCTATCTGCACCGCCTGATGCAGGTGAGTAGTTCATGACATGCAGCTTAGCCGCAGCACCGTTAGCAACACAATTAACGGATGTGTCGATCGCACCTGCTGCGATGTTGCCTCTATCACCTCCACCAATTCGCTGGTAGATTTGGATCGATTCACCATCAGCAGGCATATTTCCTGCTATTCCGTCGCCAAACTTGACGGATAGATAGTCATCCTTGTCTAGTGAGATTTCATAGATATTCTGGTTACCTTGATTTGCAGGATCTCCTAGGATAATAGACTGCACCTCAGTCCATCGAATACCTGCAACCAGGACATAGACAGACTTGTCGATGTATGGTCTACGATTCATCTTGTAGACCTGATTCTTGGTTCCGTCTGCCGTGAAGGTGGCGCTGTTTGTTTCTCCCTGCCTAGCTCCAATAATAGCTAGCGATGATTGCGGTCCTCCGTTAGTAGACCATGCACTTACACCTGGAGTCTTGACGATCGTGTAGTCTTTATCTATCTCAAAAGTTACGTCTCCTGCTGATACTTTAGTTCCGGCAGTGATGACGATCGGACTAGCAAGCTTAGCAAGATCGGAGTCCAGAGCTAGCATCTCAACAGATGCAGCGGAAGCAGGTGCAAGCTTGTAGCCTAGGAGACTTGCTAATCTAATAACAGACTGTCTATCTCTTGCAGTTGTAATGAAGTTCTCATTGACTGCCCGATCCATGGCGAAAGATAGGCTGTCAAACGCCCAGGCAACAACTTCGACGATTGCAGTGCCTAGGTTAGACTCCGAGAAGTCTGTCCAGTCATTTGGATACTTATTACGAAGAAAGTCAAAAATAGCACTGCGAATGGACTCAAAGTCTCTCGCGGAGTAATCAATGAACGGAAGCGGAGATCGGACCATTAGCTACCTAGCGTCGCAGTGAATGTTTCAGGCGAAAAGTCAACTGCCAGAGTATCAATCTGATCGTTGCTTAGGATGCGATACTCTACATAGACGGAAATCTGGTATTCCTGAGTTGATACTCTTACATTTGATACGCTAACTCTTCGCTCCCATCTAGTTACATCTTCTGTAACGACCTGCCTAATGAGCTTCTTAGTTACAGCATCCCCAGGTTCAAATAGAAGCTTATGCAGATTGGTTCCAAACTCAGGAACAAAAACTCGCTCACCCTTGCGCGTTGTCAGGATATTGTAGATGCTAGACTTGATTAGATCTCTGGTGAACAGAGTCTGAAAATACCCCTTTGGTCGTTTTACAACCGGAGTTCCAATCCCACGAAAACGAAGATCAACTAGCTCATTGGTCTTTGTTCTTTGTGTCGGAGGTAGAATAGGATCGGTCATGCACCAGTTGAAAACGAAATCTTCGGAATGTTTCCTACAAACGTGTTGGTTAGCTGGAACCTAAGTCTATACTGGTAAGGCTTGGCGTCAAACGCAAAAAGAAGATTGTAAGACGCAGGAACAGAGGCAACATTCAGAACACCGCCTCTCAGTGCTCCTCCGCTGATTGATCCGTTAGTTTGACCAAGTGCAGATCCTGTGCCTGTGTTGACAACGACCAGAGATGCACTGACTTCATCCTGCCAGCCAAACACCGAGGGGTTAGTGCCTAGTGGATCTGGGTTGAACTGAAGCGTTACAGCCCAGATTCCTGTAGCTGTTGCGTTAAGCTGGAAGAACCATGCATAGCGTCTTGCGGTTGCAGAGGTAAGATCTACAGGATTTGAAACTACATCAGCAACGGATGCAGGTCCGTTGAATGAGATCACATTATTGTTACTGAAAGTAGGCATTAGGTACCGAGTGGGAAGAGGTAAGGAGATACTGCGTTGGGTGGATTAGTTTTCAAGGCCATGGTTGGATCACTAATCAAGTTACCGCTTCCTGAGTTGCACACGATTGGAAGGCTGGTGACATTAGGCACGAGAACTGCCCATAGTTTTCCAAAGTTGCTGACATGTGCTAAGTCAACCTCATGATAGTGCCGGAAGTAGTTATGGACGATCGGTCCTTCCATGGTGATTACTTGACTCTTCAGAGTCATGTTGTTATTGATCGACTCAATCTTGACTGTGCCTGCCTTCTCTTCGATTGTAGAGCTTAGCTCTCCAGTAAGCTTGTAGTTAGTTGCAAATCTAACATCAAGCTCTCCGGTTGTCTTGACTTCAATCTTGTCGGATGTAGGAACAAGTCTGATAGTATGAGATCCGTCCAGCTTTCCGATAGTAATCTGGCCAGCAGGGCTTGAGCTACCTTTGTCCTTAGATATGATCTGAATGACATCCTCAAATCCTTGCGGGTAAGGTCCAGAGGTTGTTCCTTGTCCGTAAATCGTAATGCCCTGAGGACGTGACTCCCCTCCAGCAGCGAAACCCGGATCTACTAGAATGCCATTCGATCCGGCAGATTCCTCACCTGCGGAGATGAGAATGAAGGGGTCGCCTCCAAACGCTCCATAAGCACTTCGATCTATGACGATTGCTGCCTTTCTCTGACCATTGCTCTTGGTGTAAGGAGCAATCAATGCCAGGTAGCCAGAATCGTTGTCCAGGCAAGTGATTCCAAATCTATCGTCAATCGACTTGATCTCAAATCTTTTAGCCGGATTATCAAACTCTAGTCTAAATCCTTCCTCATCAGTTCCTGGCCTAGTAGTAAATAGTTTGATCTTCTGGTTCTTGTCATCCAGAAGCATTGTGTAGCCTCTATTGGTCTTTGCTCTGATATAGTCTTCCGGAGACGAGATCTCAATCTCATGCGTTCCTGAATCAGCCATGTCCGGACCTGTGATTATGATGTTCTCTAGGTCGTTATCCAGTGCAATACGCCGAATAGCAGACTTGTCATCTTCATCTCTAACAGTTGCAAGCTCAATCAGTGCGTGGTGCTCGCTGAATGCATCGGCATTCTTAGATTCAATCATCCGGAAGAAGTGTCCTCTGGATGTTTCGATCAGGATTCGCTTAGCATCCTGCTCACTGCCAGCATTATCGTCCAGAATGATCTTGTGACCAGACTGAGTGGTGATAGTTGTGACCTTTGTGTAATCCCAGCTTATCAAAGTTTTCCCATAGGGAGATGCGGGATCCATGGACGACACATATGTATCAGGCACATCATCAGGAGCACCTGGAACAGCTCCTAGCCATACTGGATATTGAGGATCGCCACCTAGAAAGGTTACAAGGACCGAAGAACCAACAACTGGTAGGAAGTAGATACCAATCCCTGAGAATCCTCCACCACCTGGGCTGGAGTAAGTGGCCCAAGGAAGAGCATCAACTGGAAGTCCTACATAGTGAGGAGCACGAACTCGGATTCGCCCTAATAATGCAGGATCATGAATATCTTCTACAATCCCGTAGTAGACCCCATAGTGTCGGGCTCTCTGCGGAAGCAGATCAGGATTAGAGATCAGTTCTACTAGATGCTCCATGCTCATTTAGGTCTCGTCCCCTTACGCATCAAGTTATCCAAGGCGATCTGATCTTCTGCTGCATCTTCCGGACCATCATCCTTTACTGGTACCGATGCTTGCGTGGTGTTTACGTCTGTCCAGATAGTTGGCTTAGGTGCTGTCGATGGCTGGAATTTCTCATTCGGTGTCGTAGTAGCCTTTAGCTTGGATGTTGCTGTAATACCACCATCGTTAATCAACGTAAGCTCTGTAGTAAATCCTGAAGTGTCGATAACATTGCTAACTCCAAGAACCTTGTAGTCACCTGATGCGTAATGAGGACCATCTGGTGTAAGCATGTTCAATGTAATAACATGCATTAGACGAATGCTTACATCTCCTAGTGCCAGCAGCTTTGCTCGGAACACTTTCTGAGAAGCAGAGCTAGAGATGGCCTTTGCCCATCCGGCTGCTCGCTCATTTTGGTGAGGAGATACATATAACCGACCTACAAGTGTAGGATCTTTCTTTTGGAATTCCGATGCATTGTCTTTGTTTTGCTCCGCAGCAGCATCTGCAAGAGAGGCTGCTGCTGCGAGTTCGGCTGATGCGTCGCCTGTCTGAGCTATGCGTTCTTGCCGGTCTTGGTCTAGCAGGTTGTAAGCTAGGATCCTAGATTGAGAAAATAGATCTTGATAATTTGCACTGCTTGGCTCGGAGCCGAACTTATCTGCAAATGACTGAACTGATTCGCTTGCAATTTTTGTGGCCTGATCCCACAAAAGCCAGTCCTTGGAGTAGTGCGCTTCCTCAGCCTGCACCATCAGAGCAACAGTCATCCCTTCAGGAGGCACGAACTCAACTGATGCATACTCTAGATCTCCCTGTTCGGAACTGACTTTAGTAACATTTCTTACAATTGATGCGTCTACAGTCTCTCGGATTTTCCGATGTGGAGGCACAACATTTCCACCCCTGACCACCTTATTTGTTGCATCAATAGTTGTGGTCACTGCTTGTGCCCAAGCACTGTTCACAATGAGATTAGGCTGTATATCAACCTCTACGCCGAGAACAACTCCATCTTTATTGGCATTGTTTGCTGATGATGTGTTATCTAAAGCTACACCTACCCCGTAGTTGAATACTCGGTTGAAAACATCTTTAGGAGTAGGTCTCTTGAAATAGATAGTGTCACCCCGGATCCAGAATCTGTAATCTCTTGATCCGTCGTTTGATTCAGCTTCAGTAGCTAGATTCGATAATATGTTTATGACTGTCTTGTTGACAAATGACAGAGTAGCAGACGATGGAGCTATTTTGGTATCGTCTACATCTGCCTTCATACCAAGTCCTGCTGCAATCGACTTAACAAGCTGGGATATCGATGTATACTTTTGATTCTTGTTTACGAAATCAGCCTTTGCAAGTGCTTCCTCTGCTGCTTTTTGAACACTAGCACCTCCATCAGGCTGGTTTAAGTCCGGGAAGACCAAAATACCTGCTTCCTGCAAGACAGGATTTGTAGATATTGCAACTTCCTGTTGCTGCTGTGTTACTGGATTAACGAAGTTGATATGTGGGTATCTACCATCGTATAGTTGAGCCAGTGAGTCAGGGACAAAGGTTATTGAAAATGTGTGCGTCGAGTAGAAATGCTCAATCGATCCTGGAGGCGATGTGCTGGACAGGTCGGATACTGCAATTACCTCTAACTGAGTGCCTTGAAATGTAAACTTAGGCTTGATAGACGTAAGCGTAACTGGGAAGACGCCACTAGATGATGCAACCTTACCACTCTGATCTAGCCATCCATACTCAATCTCTATGCGTCGCTTATTGAGTAGGAATAGTGTTTCGAGGTATGTGTAGTTAGCATCGAATAGCTCAAGCCGGACCTTTGCTCTACCTGTTCTGCTTCGATCTCCTCCTGGTGCTGCATCGATATCAAAGAGAGATTCATCCGTAAAGGAGACAAGGACTGAGCTTGTAAGAGGAAGAACTCTCCTCTTATCTGGCGACTCTGGTGTGAATGCATTGATCCACACAAAAGGCTGAAGTAGTCCTAGCTCTTCGGTCATGCTTGAGAAGCCTTAGCCATAGCAGAGCGAATGGCTTGTATCGACGGAATAATCAACTCTTTACCAATGACCATCTCATCGACTGGAAACATCATGTTGTTCCTGTCTGCAATAACCCACCACAGCATCGGATCTCCGTAATAGTTATATGCAATAGTATCTAGCCTGCCAATTTCATGCTCGGAGATACGATGAATAACATCTCCATAGGATGGACGAACATCAATACGATTCCATGTTGTGAACGCATATGAGTTGGTTAGTCTGCCGGTCCGATCCACGAGTTGAATCAGAGGCGTACCAACGAACCTAGAGCTATCTGTTAGCTTAGTTCTTTTCATTCCTCTAAGTCCTTAAATGGATCGTCTTCGGTCCAAGTTCCGGCCGCTTCTAGCAATGCATCTCTTGACGTATAGTTCTTGTTATTGATCTTGTCTCCGTTTGCAACAACATCTTCCATTGTAAGTGGCACACTATTGATGCACTGTAACACGATAGATACCTTGGCGATCTGAGGCAATGAGACTAGTGGTCGCGTATCCTCTGTAAGTGAGTTGAATGCAGCCGAACCTCTCAAAGCCAATCCTGGTCTACCTGCAAATCCGGAGAAGTTAGTTCTAAGCTGAGAGATGTAATCGAATTCCCATGCTCCAGCCCACGCCACATTGTAGGACTTGAGGATGCATCTTGTGTAGATCAAATCTCCTACAATCAGTAGGATCAAAGGAGGGCTGGTTGAGAATCCAGTTTCTTTGGCTCTCACTGGATAGCTAAGTGACTTGATGAAGTTAACCTTCTCTTGAACCTTAGCAGTTCCGATCTCATCTTTCTCATCCACGGAAGCAGAGAAAAAGAGAGTGAATGCAAGTTCCCTAGGTCCAGAGCTATGGTAGACAACCAAGGGCTCTGATCGACCGATTACGTCAATGTTATTCCAGTTGACGGACTTAGCATCATCTATACTGTCTGGCCACATCTGAAACCGAATGCCTTTAGTGACATCGGAGGCCAGGAATATACCTGCGCTGTCTGAAATGAATGTCATCTAGGTGATCCGATGTTTCCAGGTTCTGGGATAGGTAGGTGTCTAGCAGGGTTGCCAACAGGTCCAACAGCAATCGAAGACTTTGGAGTTGCTGCGGACATGATGGCCTTCACGATCATCTCTGCTGTCTCGTACTGAGCAGAGATCAAATCATCAGTACCAAACTCCTTTCTCGGATTACGCGAAGTGTCACCTGATGCAAAAGTTCCACTTGAGCTAGACGATGACATTGTTGTATCTTCAGGAGATACAGCAGGCATTTCTACAGACTGATAGGAACCTACTTGAGTTGGGTTGTTCTTCTTGTCGTAGACCTTGCCGTAATCTGTATTTCTATTACGGTCCCACGCTTTCAGATATTTAGAGTCCCAGTTAACCAGTGATTGAATGGCTGCAACAATACCTCCAACAACTTTCGCAATACCTCCGATGATGGTTGCGATTACCTTCAGAGCACCAGTAACCAAGTCCATGAGCCCATATTGACCCTGAGTAACTTCCTTGATTACAGCATCAATGGTCCACAAAATAGCAATGATCTTGATGAACGGCAGTGCAGCAACCCAAGCTACCTTGATAAATCCCATCATTCCGCGCATCAGGGCTCCAATACCTGCCGATATACCTCCGAATATACCTGAGAAGCCTCCGCTAAGCACAGTTGTCATAGCCGCAGCTCTTCCCATAGCTGCAACAGATCCCATGATAGCTCCTGGCATTCCAAGCAATGTGGCTGATGCAGAGACCAAGGTCGCAGCAAACTGAGTTGCAATCGCAAGCAGTGGTCCGAATGCAACCTTAACAAGCCCAAATCCAACAACAATAGCCAACACGGTCTTGCCTGTGCTGCCAAGAGCAGACATGAACTGGGACACTGCCTTGGTGATGGGCTCAAAAGCAGTCATCAGGTAATTTACAATATCCATTAGCACTTCACCAATAGGCAACAGGATACGCTCGACATCTCCCCAGATCTTATGCCACCGCTGAGCAGTGGTCATCATCGTCTTACCATCAAGGGCAATCTTGTTAGTAGACTTCGCCATGTCTGCTGCGCTTGCGGCAGCTCCATAGTATTCTGTATTCACTCCCTTAATCTTCTGGAGAAGATCTACCGAGTATCCTAGCGTATCTCCAAGTGCATTCTTAATCTGCATGAACTGAGAAGGATCGATCTTATCGATGGACTTCTTCAATACATTGAATGCTTCATAGATATCTCCCTTTCCAACAGCTTCTTCAAACTGTGCAACTGCATCTGTTCCGAGTGCACTTACGGCTGTCAGGAACTTACTGCGCTCTGGATTGGACTTATCGATCATCACAGAGTATAGCTGTGAAATAACACCAGGAGCCTCATCTCCGAGAGCTTGTGAAATACCAGCAGCTAGCTTGATACCGCTCTCCATACCAATCTTGCGCAGGTTCTCTGGAAGAGTTCTGCCTACTAGATCAATCAGCATATTGGTAGTATTGGTAAGTGTGTCTAGGTCTGCCTCTGTCGCCTGTGCAGCCCCATAGAGAGAATTGTAGAAGTCTTGAATATCCTTGGATCCAAGCTTCAACTGACCACGCATTGCAAGAATCTCTCTTGCAAACATAGATGTCTCCTGCCCTGTTACTCGATTCATCGAGATCGCAGTAAGCATCAGGTCATTGAACTCATCTACACTGATATTAGCAGAGGCGAATCTCTTACCTAGAGACTCCACCTGAGATAGCGGTGCTCGCATGCTGGCTGAGATAGTCTTTAGAGAGTCGCCGAACTTCTCTAACTGCTCGGCAGACATACCAGTCTCTCTACCAGTCTCCGTAATCGTATCCTTGAATCCGATCGCCGCATTCGCAGCCGTAGCCAGCCCAGCAGCCATCAAAGCCCCTGGTCTCATCAGAGTGTCTGCAAGGATGCCTGCTACACCTCCGAAGTTATCACCAATCTGTGAAATAACATCTGATATTGCAGGAGCCTTCTTCTTCAGCTCATTTGCAAAGTGATGCATGTCTCCAAGCATAGCTTTGAAGCTGTTTCTTCCAACCTTAGACATATTCTTTAGGGTCTTTGTAAACCCTGCAATAGCCTTCCCCCATGCCTTGGTGGATTGGACGATCTCATTGCGGACCTTCTTGAAGGTCTTCCCTGCGTTCGACTTGAAGTCAAACAAAAATCCTAAGATCGTTTGCATGCCTGTACATGTAAAAACGAGACGTAAGGCTATTTCCTACGTCTCGTTTTAGCTCCTGCCGCTGCTATTTCCTGTCTTGCCTTTGCGTCTGCTTCGTCTTGCTTCTCTTTCTCTTCCTGCTTGGTGTCGACCAGCTTGTTGTGATGCCAGTCTCGCTCCCAGACTGGCATGTTTTGCCAAGATTCGATCGAACCTGTTTGACCGTAGTAGGAGAGATCAAACTCTTTAGCCAGTGCTATTGAGTAAAGCTCAAACGGAAACATCTGGTCGAAAGAAGTCCGCTGTCATCGGCAGCCCCGCCTCATGTACGTTTCCACATGATGGACATTCAATATCAAGATCTCCTGAATATCCAGGAGTGTTCGATTCGATGTGCTTGGTCAAGACAGCTCGATCGATTACTGACATCTTCTCAATCCATGCCTCAGTAGTCATTGGAGAGATTACGTCTGTTCCATTGATGGAGAGAATACTGCGAGCTAGCATGGAGACAAAGCTAGGATCTTCATTATCCCCTCTCTTCATCTTCTTATTGTTCAGCTCAATCTCATCCACAGACCGCAGCAGACGATAGGTTAGGCTATCGCCAGACTTCAACGTAACCTCGAATGGTTCTTGCCACTCCTCATCAACTACGGAGACGCGAAGATCACTCTCTAGGTTGACTGTGTGCTTCCACTGGTGGTCACAGTGATCGCAGCGATACTTGAAGGTGTAGTTTGGTCCGTAGCTCAGTGATCGGATCTTCATCAACAGGAAGAACTGATCGGCAATCAGAAGTTGCGTAGGCTGGATAGGCATATCACAGACTCTGCTGATTAGATTGACAATCTTCCTGGCTGCATCCGTCCCCTTTTGGGACATCATCTTTTCCTCTGCTACTGTCATAGCAGAGATGCGGATACCACCTCCAGGGAATGGATCTACACCGCCAGAGCGGTAAGGAACACCTAGACTTGGAAGGACAACTTCAATGATTGACTTGCGATCATTGAAACTAGATGCAGGAACAGGTGAATGAGGCTTCATGATTACAGAGTTACCTACACTGTATCCTAGCTTCAGTTTCCGGATGCTACACCCGGAAAGTTAGATAAATCAGTCTCTATACATGGCTCGCAGAAGCGCAGCATCACGAATCTTGGCATATCTGCGCTTCTTTCGTCCTTCTGACAGGATAATAACTTTCACGCCTATAGATTCTTGTTTAGTAATAGCAGGAACCTGTATGCCACGCTCGGCCGTCGCATAGTCGTAGCCATCGATCCACCACATCGGAGGAATGATCTTAACTTTGCGACGACCCTTAGCCATGACGATCAGAATCCTAGAGCTTCTGCACGATCAAAGCGTAGATTCATCTGAATCTTCACAATGTCGTTAGAGTTCATGTCTAGCTCACCATAGCTGATAGCCGTTGGCCAGCAACCATGCAGACGCCATGTTCTCTCCAGCGTGCCATCTGGAGCAATCAGAATCATATCTGCGGTCTTTTTATAGTTTCGTGCAAGGCCAACCTTGTAAGTAGAAGAGTTGTGCACCTGCTCAAACCAAGTCTTGCAGGCAGTAGCAACACCTACATCCACCATGTCCTTCACGACTAGCGGAATGGCCTCAAACATTGCACGACCTGCAACGTAACGACGCTCATTCAGATAGTTGAGTTCGATCTCTTCGACCATCTGAGTTGGAAGTGCAGAAGAATCAAGCGCAAGTTCAATGGCTGTTCCACCACCTGCCGCTGATCCACCAAGCACAGATCCTAGCACGTTACCAGCAGCCGAGCCAAGAGCACCTGCGATGCCTCCAACAGCCGCTGATGCAATGCCACCAAGCGTCTGTGATACTCGGCCTAGTGCAGCCAATGCACCACCAGCAGCACCACCAGGGCCATCCTGGCCAATGCCAGAGATGGTTAGAATCCAGTTGTATGCTCTCTGCGGTTCCCACGAACCAGCTTGACTAGCTAGGTGGTTACCAACAATTCCCAGAGGAAAGCCTGCATCTCTAATTCCCATTGTATGTACCTATCAAATGAACTCGTTGAAGCTCGCGCCCGTGTTTAGAATGTTGAAGTCAACCGTAATAACTTCAGCAGTCTTAGTAGGCTTGAGCAAGATCTTTCCCTGCATCTGATTTTGATCGATCAGAGTCGGCGGGTTGGTTGACTCATCGCAAATCACACGGAAGTCATATAGACCACGAGTGTCCTTGATGTTCTGAATGATTGGCTGAACCAACTGAGTGAACTTACGCCATGTCTTGCTATCGTTCTGATCGAAGATCAGAATACGAGTCGCACCGATGACGGAGGACTTGGCAAAGTTAATCATGCGACGCACGTTCACACGATCAAGAGCAGATGTCTTGCGCTGCGCGGTGCGCTGGCCCCAAATCACAATGCCTTCTCCTACCATGTTGCGGATAGGATTGATGATCTCACGAGGAGCTTGCAGAACCTCTAGCTCGTCGCGATTCAAGTTGAACCTTACACCGCTTGCAATCTGAATCTTACCGCGATTCAATCCAGCAGGTGCATACCAAGCCTGTGCAACTCGATCATTGTAAGCCATTTGGCCTGCCACGAAAGCAGAAGGCGGGCACCATACAGTCTTCTGATTGTAGCTGTCATAGACTGCTAGCCACGGAGCCCAGAATCCACCATAGGAGCTGTCGATTGCAGATCCATAGGCACCTGTACCATTGACAGAATCCTTTAGCTCTGCTACAGTATCTAGATCGTAGTGAACATCCGCGATGTAGAATGCATCGCCACGACCTTCACACAGAGCAAGAGCTGCACGAGTAATAACCTGAGTTGTATCGGAGCACTCGCGGATAGCACCTGGAGTAATCAGCAAGTTGAAGGCTAGTAGATCTGGATCCTTTAGGAGGTCTAGACCCTTACCTACAGACGTGAAGTCTGATACACTAGGACCACTTCCATCAGTTCCCCCCGTCAGAGGGGTTGCAGAAATGTTCGCTGGGACAGTTCCGTTCAGTGCACCCTGCTCAGTTACTCGCACAAGGAACGAAGATTGGTTGACACGAGCCGATGCCCAGTTTGTTTGGTCACTATTCAGCGTCGTTAGATTGTCATACTTCTCACGCACAACTCCACCAACCAGCAGTTCCATCTTGTAGTATCCAGTTCCAGCAGAACCGGAAGAGATACGAACTGAAAGACCTTGCGTAGTTGTCCAAGATCCAGGGCTGATGGCAGTCAGTGTCAGGATCGCAGCGGCAGGACCACCTGTATCGGAAAGTGTTACGCTAGCTGTGGTTGCATTGCTATTGACACGGATGACATATAGCTGGTTACCTTGACGAAGATACTGGATTGCAGGTGTAATCAGATTCTTGCTTACAAGATCCTGTCCAACCTGCTCATACTGTGCTGGACCAAAGGTATCAATAAGCTCCCTCTCGTTCGTGATTAGGACTGGCGAATGTGTCGGTCCTTTGGTAGCATACCCAAGGCATGCCAGGATCGTAGTCGAGCTACGGATTGCGTAGTCGCTAAAATCAAACTCACGAGCTACTACATTAGGGGAGAAGTTTGTCACAATGAGTCCTTACGGCAATGCCTGCTGTATTCGTGAAACGAAGTTTGTGTTATTCCACGGACAGCGAATCGATCAAGTTGTAGATTGCAGGATTATCGTCAACCTGCTCTGAGGTGACGGTTTGAATGTCTGCCTGGGTCTTTGCAACAAAGATTCCACTAATGATCTTGTGCACAGACTTGGTTTGATGAATGTCGCTGATGATCCAAGCATTCACACTGATGTCTGCAACGGAGCGAAGCACTCTATGCCCTTCCTCTGGTTCATAGTTGCCAGAGAATCGCATGCCATCATTGCGAACTGAAATGATCTTCCGCTTCCATGCAGGCCAGACATTGGAAAGATCTACATCAATGTATCGTTCGTAGCCATACGTGAAATCTGCGGTCATCCATAGCTTGAAAACATTCATAGTCTCTTCGTTCTTAGTCCAGAACTCGATCCGATAGCCGATGTCATATGGAATCGGATGTGTAGTGGTAAATACGCTGTTCTTTTCTGCGTCCTTTCCAACTTCGATAGTTACAGGACCGTGATACCTGGAAGGATCGAACTGAATAGAGTTCGATGTTACCGAAATGAATGGAAGTGGGATGTTCTTAGGTGATAGCTCGGATGTGGAATCTCCACGAACCTTCAGTAGCTGGTTCATTGCAGAGAATGCCCGATCAGGCGTAGCAATAACTACTGGTACAGGCCGACCATCATCCATAGTAGGAGCATCAGAGAGCCAATCATAGACTGCCTTGTCGTAGTTTCGGAACTGTGAAACTACGCTCTGAATCCTCTTTCTACTGGATGGATTTACATTCATCAGTCACGATTCCGACGAGTCTTGATGATATAAGCTGCGATATCCTTGGCAGAGTTTACGCTTGGCTTAGTTACCTTAGCAGACTTCACACCCTTCACCTTGTTCGCAAACTTGCGAGCAACATACATTGCCTTGTCAGACTTTGCGTAAGCATACTTATGTAGATCGTACGCAGCAGCTCTGTTGCCTTTCTTGGCTCCTAGTTTCTTCAGAGGCTGATCGCCTGTTGGCAGCTTGGATCCACTATGGTCATACCTGTAACCAATAGACTTCTTGTAGAGTCTGTCTGCTTGAGTTCCATACTTTCGTGCCTTGTTCCATACCTGCATGATACGAGTAGCACGTTGAGCAGGATCCACTGCTTCAAAGAATTGGGAGATGTTCTTGATTATTGTGAAAGTGTGCATAGCTTCCTTCTTCAATCCTAGCTTGAGTTTCTTAGTTTTGCTTGGTCTTCCGAGCAGCCAGTTCTTCCTCTTAGGGTAGCTTACGCCAAGAGGAAGGGCAGGCAAGTCACCTACACTGGCGAGGGTAATCATCCCTTGTTTACCTTATACCACTTTGTCTTTCCAGATGACTTCTTTCGAGCAACGTGCATCGTAGCTCCAGGATTATGCATGTATCCTGTCATCCAGTTAGCCGTCCCTTGAACAGTCTTGCGATTCTTCTTGATTGATCCATAAGCTGCGCTAGGATTGAATGTTACCTTAGCTGTATCAGATCCTTTAATCTTACCCGGAATACGATGCTGAGAGATGATCTTCCGCAGCTTGGCACGCTTGTCCTTGGAACCCTGGTAAAGTGCTGAAGCCTTCTCTCCAGGTGTAGCACCATACTTATCAAGCTTGCGATACGTACGCTGAAGCTTACCGATTCGCTTGTCACGAGATTCCGGATCTACCGCTTCCTTCTTGATATCTGGGTGAAACTTGCGAATGACTGACGCCACACGCTTGGCTCGGTTCGTCACGTCAGAAGGCTTAACCACTCCCTTAGACTTAACTGAGCCTGCAATCTTAGCCAGACGTGCCTTACGCTGCGCAGGATCGCAAGCTTCAAAAACTTCGGAGATGTCAGGAATGACTAGGTAGTTCATCGTGAAAATGAGATCGGAGCGACATCTTCAATAAACGCTAATGCAAGTTCTTGAGTCATCCTACCTGCACAGACATCGCGCATGAAAGCACATACATCGAACAGCTCTAGCCCTGCGTACTTAATGCAGTAGTGTTCCTTCATGTTTGTCACCGGCAAGAACACCGATGCAACAAACAATCCTGCAAAAGATGGCTTCTCAGGACTGATTAGGATGTTCTTCTTTTTCTTGTCCTTGCCTTCCAGCACCTTGTTTAGAATCATAGTATGAGCAAGATTCAGCCCTCTAGCTGCATCTCTTTCGGCCTTTGGAACAGATCTAGGGGATACTGCCTGAACACCTGCAAGTCGAAACTGCCTCATTGACCAAGATCTGAATCCCTGGTCAACTAAGGCAGTGATAGCATCAGGTCCAGGAACATTGATTACCAAAGCCTGATAGTTGTAGAGCAGCGAGTTGGGTTTCATTTCGTCTTCTTTGCCTTTCTCTGTGGGACGATAACAGATGTGAAGTTTCGAGTAAAGCGTCTGATGGCTTTAGCTTTGATTCTTGCTTTGATGGATCTGGCATGTTGACTCCTCCATCGTCTGTAAGCCGGAAACCAGTGAGGTCTGGCAGGAATCTTGTCTGTTCCAAACTCTAGAATTTCTGCCAGCTCTGTATACTTCAGGTTCTTCTTATCTTCATCTCCACCCTGCTCCTCGTCAAGACCAGGGTGTTCAGTATAAGGAACGCCTACACGAATGGTGAATCCTTCGGCTGATCCGATTGTATGCGCAGAAATGAATCTTCCTTTGCTATCTCTAGTTTCCTGGATAGCAATAGCGTTGAAATAAGCGTCAGTGGCACGGAGCATGTCAGTGTTTAGACCTACTCGATCTTTCCACTTTTTATAGTCTTCATTCAGAGGTGGCCATGCAGGAGGCTGTGCTCGAATCTCATCCTTCACCATGTTGGCAAGTTTATCTGCCTCTGCCGTCATGATGTCGTAGGCAATCTCATTCGTAGATTCTTTGATTAGCTGAGATATTCTGCGCAGATCCTTTTCTGTGAAGATACCATAGGTCTTCGACTCTAGCCGCAGGAAGTCAAAGAGCGCATTAGATCCCAGCACGGTAGAAGTCTGCTCCTAGAATGTAATACATGCAGATATTGGTTGTGGCCCAGTACCCATCAGGTGCCTTGACCTGATCCTTGATCTCATACGTGTCGCCACCCCATTTAATCAAGTCTCCGATCATCCACACGTCTGAGTTATAGAGGTAGTTGATGTCAGACAGGAAGCTAGTAGGAATTTTGAATAGAACCTGCCGCTCTTGCTCTAGACCATACTTAGTCAGAAGCTTCTTTGTAGGCTCTGCCTCAGGAAGACAGTAGATCTGCACGGGCGTCAGAAATCTCTTGCTAGATGCCTCCAGATATAGAGGATCAACCACAGTAGATGCGCGATCTAACCTAATCAGGTCTACCTGCGGGAATCTAGAGATAGAGAACTCGCGAAGCATGTTCTTCTGAACAATCGTATCGCGCGTATCAGGAATTCTGATTAGCTCTGGCTTCATGGATCATCCAAACATTGGAGGAACGTGAGGTGCCATTGAACGAAGCTCGTCCACTAGCACAGCTTCTTCCTGTGCACCTTCAGAGGCAAGAGCATCATAGTTGAGGACTAGAGGACCACCAGGAGCAGGCACGTTACCTGAGAACTTACCACGAATCTGAGCTAGGACTTTCTTTGCCTGTGATAGGCAGTAACGCTTGAACCATCTGTGGTGGTCTTCTCGAATCTTATCCATAGAGACCGGAACAAAGTATCTCACAGATACATCGAATCCGCCGTAGACTTGAGCAGAGACTCCAGGTCCAATGTTAATGTAGAGTTCTTTTGACTCATGTAGCCAGCGCCAATCAGGCTCGCTGTTTAGCACACGAAGAGCAGTCTCCATGTATGCATTGCCGATAATCATGGTTCCTAGATCTGGCTCGTTAGCTCTTAGATACTCTCGGCCAAAAATAGGATCGCTAATCATCGGTGTTACTACCTTGCGAACAAACTTCACATCAAACGGACCATTCATAGGTAGTTGAGGAAGCGCATATACTTGACGCGTAGGTGTGTAATTAAGCCGCATGACTCGCTCGACTGGAATATGCTGTCCGTATAAAGAAAGAGCTTCCTCCATGATAGTTGTGAACTGGGATCCTGTAAGCTCAACTGCAACAGCAGGGAAGCCTAGCATAGATCGGATGTATGTCTTGATATCCCCAGGAGTCAGTTCGTAGTCAGCGAAGATGTTAGCTTGGGTTTCAACGAACGGGTAGGGATTTACAGGAACGCCGTTCTGAGTGGCAAACCACTTGGCTGTTACACCTCCCTTAGCATAGTGTGTAACATCTAGAGTTGTAGTGTAGATTGCACCGTCTGAGTCGCTAGACAGCACAATAGTTGAGTTGAGATCAGATCCGAGAAATCTGGTAGCCTTAGGGCTGGTCTCTCCTTCTTCGTAGAACTCAACCCGGATATCTGAGCCAACGATCTGGCCAATACCGGAGTTGTTCTTGAATCTAACGTCAAATACTAATGTTCTCATTGTCCTTGCGATGTTGTCGTGTCTACACCTGATGCATTGAGCGACTGAGTAAGAGGAAGCACAATCAACCCTCGTGCAATCGCAATCTCAAAACGAGTTACAGCAAGCAATCCGTCAGAATCTTGCTGGAAGCTATCCATGATTGCAAGGATGCCATCACAATCGATCGAACTTACCATGTCAGTGCCTGAGACATGCAAGCTAGCATTGATCTGACTCTGGCGGATGTCTGCCAAGCTAATCTCTACAGGTAGCTCAACCGTTTCTGTTGGCACCACAAGACCCGAAACATCTTGTGTGATAGATCCAGAAGTTGAAACTGCGCAGTAGCAATCAATTCCAACACCTGTATTGTCGCTAACAACCTGTAGACTTGCAGGCAGTATTACCTGACCAGCAGTATACAGGAAGAGTGCAGCAGGGTTAGAGACTGCACCTCTTGCTGCAACATTACCATCAGCATTCTGGCTGTAAGTTTGACCTACAAGTGTAATAGCAAGATTTGCAAAAACAAAGCTTGAGACGTTGTTGAGTTGGATAGTTGTGACAGCAGGTGCAAGAACCTGTGAAGTCACCTGGATAGATCCAGCGACAAGATCAGACTGCACGAGCTTCTGTAAAGCAACACTTCCTGCTGCATCTAGCTCATAAGGAGTTGCTGCAATCTGAACAGCCAGAGCCGCAGGAGCGGTCAGGGATCTCTGCTGTGCTACAGTCAAAACATCCATTGCAACCGTAGCTGTAACAGTGCCCAGACCTGCGATTGTAGAGGCTACAGCAGCTACCACAGGAGAATCAACCATGTTTCCGGCAACAATGCCAGAAACACTTTGAACACTGGTTACTCCGTTGATCTGAACCGCAAGATTTGCCGTGAACGGCTGACCTGCATTAGATGCAACTTGCGGAACAGCAATACTGCCAGTTACAGGAATGCTGATTGTTGGAGTGGTTGCAATGTTTCCTGCCACTGTGTTGGTCAGAGACTGCCCAACCAGAGAAACAGCAAGAGCAACAGGTGCTAAAACCTGCACATTGCTACTATTCTCCATGACGACACCCTCTACACCTAGAGAGTAAGTCATCAGGCTACATACAATGCCGTCAACTGATTGCTTGTAGCTTCTAGGGATCTGGATAGCAGTTGCAATTGGCGCAGCTAGGTTACCTTGCGTTGCTACATTTCCAGCACCTGTTGCAAGTGTCTGGAAGACTGCCGCCATGCTCATACTCACAGTGTTTGTGACTGTGAGATTTGAAACTTGGACAGCGAATCCTACTGGTGTTGTTGCAAGGGCACCTACTGCAATGTTTGCATCTGCTGTTGCAGTTACCGTAAGGTTCTGCCCTGTAATAATGTCAAGAGCAACCGGCAGTGTCAGTGTAGTAGCTGACTTAGCCATGTAGCCTGCAACTGATGAAGTTGTAGATCTTACACCTGCAACCTGCATGATGACAGGAGCAGATACTGTAGACGTTGTAAGTAGTGTTTCTTCAGCTAGAAGAGATGTCTCCAGCTTGTTGCCGAGAGTTCTCGGAACACCTCTATCAGTGTTGGAGATACGGAACTCTGCAATCTTTACTGCGGATCTTGCAATGAAGAAGTCCGCAGGCGTGAATAGAGCGCCTAATGTTATCCCTGTGATGGATTCAACAGGAATGCTCTGAATGACTCCTGCTGCTACTACAGTTCCTACTTGGATTCCGTTGATTGCTAGAAGAATGCGGGAACCATTGTAAGATATGCTGACATGATTCCATCCGTTCAGTGACCAAGCGGAAGCGTTGTTCGTTGAGTATGCAACGACTGAAACTCCGGTAGCTACAGCAGCAGATGTTACAACTGTAATAGCACCAGACGAGTAGTTGATTGTGGAGCCTCCAGCAATCCCAGTCCCTGTGATATTTCCAAGTCCATCATCCACTCCGTTGATCGATCCTGTAGATGTGGTTACAGCAACCGTCCCAGGAATCCTATTAGTTCCTACGTTGGACGTGAAACTTGTAAGGATATTGTTTCCTGTTCCAATGACAGTCCTAGTAGGACCAGCACCTGAAACAGATGTTACATTGAAGCCTGTTCCTGTAGTTCCAAGAGAGATGGAAGCAACAATCTGCTTGGATGGACCGTCCAGATAGCACAGGATCGGATAGATTCCTGTATCCAATGCAGAAAACAGCCCATAAGAGAAAGCTTGGTCTAGCTCATGACGGTTTGCCTGAACCTGGAACTTGAAGTCGAAGGTGAAGCTACCTCCGATGTTGTAAGGAGATCCGACTCTAACAACTTGACTTGCCTCAAAGGAATATGCTACGTCTCCACCTAAATAATCGACACTGATTGCACCTCCGAAAGGACCAACAACATAATCAGGTTCTAGAGATGCAAAGGTTCCAACAGGCCAGTTGTTTGGTCCTGCGTCTACCGCATAGTTACCATCCTGATTCCAGAGAACTCTTGTAGATGCATCGGATGCGTAAGGTCCGTCGATGCTACTAGTGTTGGACCAGCTAGCCTGAGTAGAGCTTGCACTTCCATAGTAGAGGTACCAAGCCTCTGATGCATTTGATGCGGATGGGATCGGCTGATTAGCAGAAATGCCAATCGGAGCAGCCACATACAGAGTCCACTTATCTGTTGGACCCTTACGCACGATTGAAGAGCAGACTTGGTAAGTTCCATCAGCCAACTGACGAACAACTCGAATGTCTGTGCCTGCTGATTGGAGCAGCCTATCCTCAACACTGTAGAGAGATAGGTCAATGCTAAATACATCCTGACCCGCTACATGTGCTTCGTGGGAGGTTCCAGACAACAGTTTTCGTCTGTTGACATATGACGTGCTCCACCAGCGATCGATAGGCTGACTGCCTGTATCCGTTGCGTAAGGGAAGTCTCCTGTGATTGGCCCAGCGAAATAGTTAAACTCAATCGGGCCACCCTTATTGTACTCACTGCTGTTCGGCTGATCGTAAACACCCTTAATGAGCGACATAGCCATAGACTGCCAGATCACTCGGTTAAGAATATCGCCTGCAAGGGCTCGACGAGCAGGATTGCTGTGGAACCTTGTAATCATCATCAGGAACGGAGTCGTTGACCACGACAAGGCCGTTCCACGATGCGCTAGTGACTCAGTTCCTTCCAACACACATCCTTCAGGATGGTAGTTTGGACGGATTCTAGGATGGGTGATGCCAATAGTCTGCGGATTAGTCTGATTGGCAGGAATAATCGGATCGCCTTGGAAAGCAATGCCTGGAGAGTGCCACCCAGTCTTCCATGAAGGATCCAGCAACTCAAAGCTGGTATATCCTCCACGATTAGGTAGCGGCCAGCCTAGCCGATCAATATCTTCTGCTTGAGTTGATCCAAGAGTTCTTGATGCACCACGTAGCCAATAGACCTGTGCTGCAAAGTTGTTGATGTCACTGCTTGGCCAGTTGATTGTTCCGTAGTAAGGACGGATCGCATTGGTAGGCGTAGCCGGATTAGTGATGAACCTGATAGGCGTTCCGATAGCAGGATCCATGATTGGACCCCACTTATTGGAAATCTCAGGAAATGCAGGGTTGCCAAATGTGGATGCGGCAAACATGCCTGGATATCCACGCACCGTGAAGTTCATCTGCTGCGTGATCCAACCATAGTCTGTGATAAGAGTTGCATACCCATTGAAGATACGTTCCATCACCTGACCGAATGGAACACCATACTCACCCCTATCCGGCATATCTACCGGAGTGGTATCGAATCGGAACTCTCTATAGGTAGCTGCCATCCATGGCGTCAGATAACCAATCTCCCAGACTGACACATAGGTAAACCCATTATCATCAAATCGAACTTGACCTTCAGTTGGTCCTACCCATCGATTCTGATTAGTATCATAGAACCCTGCACCTCCATAGGCAGGATTAGGAGATCCCACGTCAGACATTGCAAACCAGTCACCCTTATCGGATGAGCTAGTTACTCGAATGTCTGCGAACTTTTGCTTTCCATTGACTGCAATGGTGTTATTCGGGTCCATCTGACCCTTAGCACCGTAGTTACACCACTGAGTCCAGCGAATCTGCAACCATTCCTTAAGACGAGCATCCGCACGACCGTAGCTAGGATCACTAAGGAAAGCAAATCCAGGCTTTCCTGCAAGATCCTTGACCACAGAATATCCAGCAAGAACAGCACGAGCAGTCCATGCGGATGTTCTCATCTGGTCTTGACGGAATACACCAAGAACATACTCCTTCATGGAAACCATGTTCCATTCAGCAGCATGTCTTACAATATCCCACAGAGCCCACGATCCTGTAGTTCCCCAGCAGTCAAACGCTGAGTTTAGAGCTTGATGTGAGGATGACTCACCTTCAATACCGTGCTGAAGCTGGAAGACGTTGCAAGCGAGTCTTAGCTCTGGCCAGATACGCGGATCATTGCGATGCTGAACGATATCCTGTCCAGGAACAGGATCTGTAAACATAGCAAACTGAGCTGCTGTGGATGTATTTACGATTGCATTCTTGTCTAGCTGCGCAGCCCAACGACCAGATGGTGTATCATAGTAGACGTTCGTTACTGTGTAGACCTCTGTGCTACCTGCGAACGCAATACGACGCTTGCCGTTCTGAAGACCCGTTCCGATTGGAGTCTGATAGGATCCGCCATTAGCATATGTAGGAGATAGCTGATTCCAGTTATCTAAAACACTGTTGTTGGATGGCTGACCTGCAAAAGATGAGAAATAAATGATGTTGGATCCATTGGTGACAGATACTGTTCCATTAGACCAACCATACTTCCAACCTCTACCTAGCCGCTCCAGGGAGTTGGATTCATAGGCAGAATTCTGAGGAGTAGATGTAATGAGCATTCCACCAGCAGGGCTGGTAGGAATGTATACGTGATATCCGCGATCGTTCCATCGGCTTCGACCTGCAAAGTTCCATAGCATTGTTCCTGGACGAACAACATTGAACATCGAAGCATGGTACATGTAGCGCACGCCTTGCCAAGCCTGCGCATATAGGTAGTAGATGCTAGAATCATGTAGGGCACGAGGAGCACCGCCTTGGTTGACGCCTGTATAGACATTCTCCATCCACTTCAAGTGGTTTCGGACACCTTCTGCAACACCTGCTGCACCTACACCTGATCCCTTAGGATTGCCCTCATTCCAAGAGTCTACAGCAGACAACTCGTTAGACTTGTTAAGAGCATAGCCAAAGAAGTATCCATTACTTCCACCTGTTGAGACCCAAGGGTTAGGATACGGAACGGTCAGCAAGCTTGGCCTTCTCGCAATATCCTCTGAGAAGTTTCGCTTGGTCATGTCGATCCAATCGAAAGGCTGCTCAGGAGTAACGAAGTTAAGTGCTCCTTCTAGAAGCCCGTATGCTCTAGAGTTATTGTATGCATCCAGTGTTGGAATGGTCTGGATCGTGTGGATCTTCTTAGCTGCCCAGGTGTTGTTATCACCTGCTGATGCTCCTGTCCCTGCATAGAGGAACATCAGTCGGGACACTGAAGCACCATCATGTAGATACTCATGAACCCAAGGATCTGCGCCGCCTCCGGATGTTACTCCATTGTTAATGAATACAGAGTATCTTGTTGTAGTTCCTCCATCAATGGTTGAGTAAGCAGGACCACCTTCCGTCATATGATCCGTGAACTTTGTTCCATCTAAATAGATTGACCATTTCCGGAATCCCGCAGATCCAAGCGGATGCATATTCGGATCATGGTAGTATCCTGTTGTTAGGTTATTTGGAATGTATGATACAAAGACAGGTGTATTAGCAGGGACCGACTGCTCCATATTTATGCTAATCTCGCCGCTATCGTAAGTAACATTTCCAGAAATGGGACGAGCACTGGTAGTGCGACCATACTTAGCATACAGATTTAAGTTTGCGGCAGGAGATGGACTAAATGTGATTGAAAATGCACCAGTCACATAGTCTATAGTCCCAGACGCTATATTGCGACCGAAGAGAGATCCACTTCCATCGTCTCGGCAAAATGTTGTACTGGTAGCACCTGCCAATGAAGTGTGCGCATAGAACTCAACAGTTCCAGGAACAACATTGGTAAGCAGTGTGCCGGCAGTTGTTGTGCTAAGTGGGGCAGTAGCAACTGCCACAGGATCGATTTTAGTGAAAGTATAAGGAGCAAGATATCCCTTGTTTGATTCTCTGTAAACACCTGCATCCCATCCTTCATAGAGAGCTGTCCCACCTCCACCTACACGAACATGTACACCATACTGACTAGGTGTAGTCGGCAGTTGATAGTCAACTGTATCAATGCCAGATGCCTGTCCTACTTGAATGTAATATGTATTGTAGGAGCATGTGATTGCTGCCCCTGCGATAGGTGCATTGGTAAAGTTAACTGACACGCCACCAGTGGCATAGTCAACACTGCCTGAAACTAGTGCCCCTCCCTGCGCTTGCAGGACTCCATTGCCTCTGCGATCCCATGCAACCAAGGTTGATCCAACATAGACCTTGACCTTGCCTTGACGAAGATGACCATGCCTTCCATCGGTTGACGGAAAGGTGTGCGTCATCGTGGCAAAGAATGCCTTCTGAGATCCATTACCTGTCCCTAGAGCTTCTGTCATAGTGTGCTCCATGGGATCACTACCCTGGTAATCATTACCTAGGCGAGTTTCAACCTCCATAATCCTACTATTGTGTGGAACATATAGATAAGATGTCAGAGAGAATAGATCGCGAGTTGATCCTGAGAATGTATTCCCTGAAATGTTTGGAGTGTGATACCCGCGACGCTGGTAGACCTTCATCCACCCCTTACCGCCGTTATTAGCAGGATCTTCTACAATGTTCTGTTCGTAGACGAAGTCAAGCAATGAGGAGTAATAGCCGTTTCCTTGAACGTCAATAATCTCAGATGTTAGATTTGAGGATGCATAGGTTAACGCGGTAGCAAGAGACGCATGAGGCGTATAGGTTGGAAGCGCAGTGTTAACCGCAGGGTCATATCCAATCCGTAGATATCCGCGAGTATACTCAATTGTCTGAGTAGACGCAGGAGTCGTCGTAATCGTCTGGATCTTCTTAGGGATGAACATCCCTACTCCAGACGCCTGACCAATCCATGCCTTAGCTTGACGGACTCTACCTGTCGGCCAAGTTCTCAGAATAGTCCACTGCGTTGGATACTTGGTCGGCGTTGCAAACCTGTAAGTCAGACGGATAGGAAGATCGCCCGAAGGTCCGTAATTCGATGAGAACTGGATATTGACTACACCAGTTGTGTAGTTGATAGAGCTAGATACAATGCCAGGATGAACAAACTGCCCTGTAGTGCTGTTGACCTGAGTGTCGACTAGTGTAATCTTGTCGCTTCTAAGAGATCCAGTTGGCCAGCTTGTAGGACCATATCCATAGTAGACGTAGGTAAGCGTGCAGGATCCAGGCTGAATGTTGCCAGTTCCGGCAGTCACGCCGTTCATTGCACCTACCCAAGGAATCGTAGTTTGGTAGGTGTAGTTGGTCTGATAGCTATTCCCTACACCAAATCCAATCGTCTCTCTACCACCTTCAAGATACATGTAGTAGCTACCAATGTCTTCAGGCAGGATACCATCAGCACCATCCGGGAATAGGGCCATGACACCAACCACCTCTGTACGATCCAGGTTGGTGTCATTTTCGATCGTGAAAGTGATCTTCTTATTGTCCGGCCCAAACTGCCCGCTGCTGTATCCTGGAATTTCAGACATGTTTCTTGTTCTGCTCTAAGAACTTGTCAAACGCATTCTTGCCTAGAGGATCTTTCACTAACGATATCTGACCATTGAAAGTAGCAATAGATCCATCTTCCTTATGATAACGTGCAGGAGGGCATATATGGTAGACTTCCTCTCTGGGATTGTCCTCATCCCAACGCTTGCCAATACAATAGACAGTGTAGGTTCCTCCTACCTCTCTGACATAGTTCTTTCGGAACAGCACCACACTATGACAGTCTGTTCCATCTACATGGAATGCATTTGAGCCCTTGAATGCAGGAACCCAGAATGCAGACTTGATGCCCCTGAATGCAGGGTTACCTGCAAAAGGATCAAGAGGAGACTTATTGACCCACTCGACCCAGTTAGGGAACTGCTGTGAAGTTCCTGTGATGGGATCAAACTGATCTACTACCTTACCTCCATCCAGCACCAGTCTCCAGAAGAAGATTTGCTTGTTTAGCTTAGCAGCGTCTGCTTGAATGTCAGTGATATTGATTTCAGGTGATTCATTCATGATACGTGTAGATTACCTCCTTAAAGCAAAAAGGCCAGCAAATGCTGGCCTTTCGTGTTGGGTTAGGTGGTTAAACCACCCTCTTGTCGCAAGTCGTTGTCTTACAAAGACTTACTAAATCTCATTGTAGCTGATAATAAGGTTGAAGCTCTGGATGCTTCCACCTAGCGTAGTGCCTGATCCGACTTCCATGCA